CGAAGTATAAATCTCCTAAGTCTAAACTTGTAACAGGAGCAGAAGCACTTACTCTATATCTATCTGCAAAATTATTTACTGTTCCAATATTACTTCCAACTGTATTAACATTAGCTATTGAACCACCTACTAAATTAACATTAGCAATATTAGTTCCAACTAAATCAACATTAGCAATAGCATTAGCTACTACTTCTATTTCAGAAATAGCTTCGTTTAAATCATTTGCAGTTGTAATTACTTTAGCAATATCACTAGCAACTGTAGAAATATTTCCTGCATTAGAAGCAACACTTGTAATATCTGCACTAATTCCTGCAACTGTAGTTACATTACCTGATATACCTGCAACTGTAGTTACATTACCTGATATACCTGCGACTGTGGTTATGTTACCACTTATTGGTGCAAGAGTATTAACATTAGCAATAGAACCACCTACAGAATTTACGTTTGCAATATTTGTAGCTACTGTTCCAATATTACCGACTGCACCTGCAACTGTAGAAATATTATTTGTAGGTGTAATCTGACCTGCTACTGTTGCGATACTTCCTGCGTTACTAGCAAGTGTTGCAAGACCTGCTGTACCTGCAAGTGTAGTTATGTTTGCTGATATTCCTGCAAGTGTAGAAATATTATTTGTAGGTGTTATTTGACCTGCAACTGATGTTAAGTTTGCTTTGTCGCCAGTTGATAGCCAAGTGTTTTCTAAATAATGTTTAGTTACTGCATCTTGGTTAGCAACAGGATTTGCTACGTTTATAATTCTTTTATTATCAGCATCCCATCTATCGTTAGCATCAAGACCTAATTTTGCTAGTCCATCATCTATTGTTTCTTGAGAAATAAAAAAATTCTGGTCTGTAGCTTTATCTAAATCTGTTGAAGCAAGAACACTACCATCTTGGAAGTCTACTAATTTAGCATTGGTAGGTGTTACTCTTTTAATTAAAACTATAGCACCATTGGCCGGTGTTGAAGATAAAGTAACAGTTGAAGATGTAGGAAATGTAATACTAGCATCCTCGGTTCCATTAACAAAAGCTTTAATATGGCTTGTTAATATGTAAGTAAAAGGAATTGCAAAAGTGTTTGTTGAACCATTAGCGGTATAATAAACACGAGATAAATATGATGGCATGTTCTATGTATCTAAAGTGTCCTGTTCTGGATTGGTTATTTTCTGGTTTTGTCTAAAAATCTATAAATATTAACATCTTTTGGAACTATATTAAATTCACCTAATCCTTTAATGATTGTTCTATTAATAAAAGCATCGCTCAGATTTCTTCTACTATCATGTATTGATTTAAAATTACTACCTTCTGCTAATAAAAGTTGAAAAGCAAAATCTCTAGCTTTTGTAACTTTGTCATAAACCATAACTCTTTTTCCACCATATTTATTATTTTCATCATAAATAACTTGTGTTGGAACATTTTGATATTCTTTTGTTTTTATTAAACTTTCTAATTGTTTTCTTAATGATGATTGAGCTATTTTATTATTCCAAACTTCATAAGCAGTTTCCCCTTTTTTGTTAACAAATTGTGTTAAATCAACTCCATCTTTAACTTTTTTTAAAGGAGGAATATTAATTTCATGTTTAATTGTGTCTCTTAAAACTGGGTCATCTTTTTCAGTTTTAATTTCAAAAGGATTTACACCTTTATTAAATAATCTCCATATTGCATTTCTGTCATCTACAATAGGCTCTCCTAAATAATTATATTTTTTAGGTAATGTTCTATCTCCAATTTTATTTCTTAATCTTTCAACCATATTTTGAACATCTCTCAAATATGGGTCATTACTTACTTTTGTAAGTATGTTTGGTATATAAGAAGCGGCTTTATTTTCTAACCACCATCCGCCTCTTCTTTCAACATCATCTCCATCAAAAGATTGTAAGAAATCAATAAGACTTCTTAAATAAGTTTTTGATGCTATATTTGAAAATATACTTTTATATCCAGCAATAACCATATTTTGAATTTTTATACTTTTAGGTAAAATATCTTCATCACTTTTACCCATAGCATTATTCATGTGTTGTAATAATGAAATTTCTATTTTCTCTCTATCTTTATCATTTAAGTCTGGATAGATTTGAGTATAATCTGCAACTGTTCCAATCAACATAGCTATTGGGTCTATTCTTCCGTATTGTATGTAAGTATCCATAAAAGGTATTTTTACAGAATAAGGAATATATCCTTGTGATTGTTGTTGTTCACGGATATTTTTATCTGGATGAAAACCACCTCTAATATTTCCTGTCAAAGTATATAATGATGTTAAACCTAATATAGTTGTACCTACTGCTAATTTTCCTCTTGTTTCTGCAATTTTCCAAGCATCTCTACTTGAACCAGTAAAATTTGCTCTTGTTTGTTTTGATAGTAATGACAATGGTGTCATCTCAATAGCTTGTAATGCTATGTTTGCAGGTGTTTTTACAAAAGGTAAAACTTGTTTAAATATAGGTGCTTCATTAACTAACTCTTGTGCTAATCTTAAAATACCAGTTAAGTCTTTCGTAAATGTAACTTCTCCGGCAAATCTTTTTGCTTCACCATCAACACCAATTAAACCTGTTTCATCAAAACCTTGCTTAAATCTATTTGCTACAAATTCATCAAATTCAGAATAAGTCCTACCATCAGGTAAAGTACCTACTACTTTACCTGTGCTTTTATTTGCAAGTTGCGCTTCTCTAACAGCTATTTGTGTTAGTCTACTTCTGTAAGCTATTTGTTTAAAAAATTCATCTCCAGCAGTTAAAGCTCTTAATGGTATTCTAATAAATTTTGCAAATTCTGATGTTCCTAAAGCTTTTGTATTAGTGTCAAATTTTGTACTTCCTCCAAATAAAACACTATCTTCATCATTAAAAGCTTTCTTCATAAACTTGAGACTATCGGATAAATAACTTTTATAGCCTGCAAGTATTGAAGTTCCAGATTGTAATTGTTGTGATACTTCTTTTGCAACTGCTGGTTCTAAACCCCAAGTTAATCTACTACCAACCATAACATTTATTGGTTTAAGAGCTAAATTAGCCATAGCTGTTACAGCATTTATAATATGCGTTTTAGGAAGAGATAAAACAGAAATCATCCATAACTCGTTAGCGGCGTTCCAAAATCTGTTATTAAATACAAAGTTTGTAACTTTAGATAACATTGATACATCTTTTACTTTTGCTACGTTACTTAAAAAATCTTCAAAATTACCACCAAAGTTAGCGAAAGCTTTAATTTGATTTAAAATACTATCTCTACTTAAATCAACATTTGCATCTTTAAGAACTCCTCTTAAATTTAAACCACGTCCTAAATTAGAAGCAACTTTACTATCAAAATCAATTAATCTACCAAGTAGTGCAGTAGTTATTTTAGCTTGTTCTAAAGTATAAAGTTTCTCACCCTTACCTATAGAATTTGCTATTTTATATAAAGCATCAGCTAAGTTTTGTTGTATAGATTGAGATGCCCACATATACTTTAGACCTCCTTCAATTTTATCTCCTAGCTGACCCATTATTTTTGTAACTTGTAAAATATCTCCACCAACTTTTTGTGCTTGTAATTCTATAATCTTGTTTCCAATTTTATCAAATTTTCTATCAGCCAATACAGCTTTCTGTAATGCTTCAATCATTATTATTCCAAAATTTGTATCTGCGTAAGCTCTAGGAGAAAATTTAAAATCAAGACTTTCACTTAATTTTTTCCAATCAAGTGTTGTATTATTTTTATTTTTTGCGTTAACACGAACACTATCCATGTACCTATCAAAAGTTTTTACAATCTCTTCATTTAATTCATCTGCACTTGCTTTATCTTTTAATTTTTCAAATCTTTCAGCAGTCCTTGTAGTTTGAGCATCTTTTAAAATATTTTCTGCTAGATTTTTTGTTCCACCTTTTCCAGTTAAAACTATATTTTGACCTGTAATTTTATCTTCTAATTCTTTTAATTTTTTTAAATCAATTGGATTTCCTTCTGCTTCTAATCTTTTTAATTTTGCAAATTTTATACCATCAAATATTTCATTTTTAAGTTTTGACAAGTCATCTACAGCTTTTCCTATAGGATATTTTAATAACGGAACACCTTTAAGTATTCCTCCAAGTGCAATTCCAAGCACTCCACCTTCTAAAACATTTTTTAATCTAGCTTCGTACCATGTCTCTTCATTTTTCTTTGCAGATAAATAATCAAATATTGGATTTTGTAAGGAAGGAAATATTTCAGTTATTGCATCAACCATTCTTCCAGTATCTTCATCAAAAGCTATAAAATCAGCCTGCGCACCTCTACCTATCATTCCTGCAAAACCATATTTAATAAATTTTACAGGCGCAATTGCATATGATGTAATATATTTAGTCAAAGGTCTAACTATTGCACCAGCTATAGTAGTTGGAGGGTCTATTTTTGGAACTTGTATAGCATCGTCTACTCCAATTTTACCTGTAATTGGAAGAGAAAGATTTCTTTTTATTATTTCGTCACGATTTAAATATTCAACAACACCATTTCTAGCATTTTCTCCAAAAACAAATGTTCCTTGACCGGGTAAATTTTCTGATTTTTCAAATATGTCAATTACTTGTTGGGTAGTATCTAAAACTCCTCCAACAAGTTGTTTAGACACATCTTGAGCTGACCTTGGAGCAATTTTATCATTTTTATTTTCTTCAACATTTTCTGGTGGAGTATCATCTGAATTTTTTTCCTGTCTTTCAATCTCTTGATTAATTTGTTCTTCAGTAAACTCATCAGGTAAAATGTATTTTTTACCATTTCTTATAACTGTCTGTGCCATTATTCTTTATTTTGTTCTGTTTTAGGTTTGAGAAATGCTCTTAAATTATACTTATTTGCTATATCTGTTATAAAACTTTCTGCCTGTCCAAATCTTCCATCTTGAATTTTTTGAAAGAAAATTACTTTTACTTCTTGGTCAATTCTTCTTGATATTGTCTTACTATCAAGGCCAAGTTTCTTTTGCTCGAAATAATATTCAAGGAGTTCGTCTTCAATATCAGTTTTAATAAAAGGTAATTCATAAGTCAATCCTTCTACTGAAGCTAAAACCTGGTCATTAAACATTCTTTTAAAATTTTGATAAGTTCTGCTTTGTGTAAAGACTATGTCGTTTTCTAAAATATTATAATCTAGTCCTTTTGAATAAAATCTCTCGTAATCTGCAAGAGTAATCCTATTATCTCTTAACATTTCTGAAGCTTTATCTGCAACGTCAAAAGGCTTATCTCTCATATTTGTTAATTCAATTATAGCGTCTGGGTCTGAGGTCTTTACAGTTATGCTATCTGTATAAGCACTATATATTTCTCTTAAATATGCAAGTTGTTTATCGTTAAAATTATTTTTTTTAGCTAAATCATTTATATTAACAAATGTACCTTTAGATACATCATCTAAAAATATTTTTGTTATTTCAATTTTATCGTTTGTTACCTTTTGTTTAAAGGTTTCATTATCTCTATCAAATATAAATAACTCTTTATTAGTTAATGTATCTTTTAGTTGTTTTTGTAGAATACTACCTGATTTTGTTGATGTATAAATTCCAAAGCCACTAAGATTAAGTGCATCTAAATTATTAATTAAATTTCTAGCATAATCAATTCCTTGCCCATCATCAATAACATCAATGTAAGTAAGTAATCCTTTTTCAAATAATTGATTTGCTCTATTTGGACTTGTTCCTGAAGCTATATAACTATCAACTTCATTTTTTATAAAATTTATTACCTCAGATATAGGAGCATTTGTCGCACTAAAATCTATAAAGCTATTTGCATAATTCGTTACACTTAATGTTTCAGTTCGGTCTTTAATAAATTGAAATCTATTATTTTCATGTTCTTGTTCTCTTCTTTGTCTATAATCTGAAGTATTACTAAAAAAAGCATTGTTAAGTGCTAATGGGTCAAATTTATCTAAGTTGTTTTTGTTATAAAATTCTTTCATTTTTTGCTCATATACATCGTTAAAAGCATTAATGTTTAATCTTCCTGCTATATCGTTTGAAGCATAATATTCATCAAATTCTAGTGCAAATTGTCTAGCTTTATTTTTTAATTCTAATTCCATCATTTTGTTAAAATAATGAGGATTTTTACCTTCAGGTATTTCCTTATTATCAACAAGTTTTTTAAAATTCATTTTATTAGATTGAAGGTCTGCTTCTGCTTTTGCAATATTTATTTCTTTATCTTTATATTCTCCAAGAGAACTATAGTTTGATAACGTAGGTACAAATTCAGATAATGCGATTGTTAATTCTTGAATAGCTGGATTTGTAGGTACTTGTTGTGGTTTATAAAAAATATCAAAGTCTCTAGTTGTTACATTTGTTTCTGGTGTTTCAACATAAAAACTTGGAATAGTATCTTTAGGTTTTCTAGCCATTTTTATTGTGAATGTAATTTTGTTAAAATATTTGTATCTCTAAATTGTTTATCATCAAATTTGTATCTTTCATTCAGCACGCCTTTTATTTCTTCTTTATATTTATAATCATAGTAAGAATTTGCAAATCTTAATCCTGCTGACAATGCTGTGAAATTTCTATCAACTGGTGTTACATAGTTAGTTCTGCTTTCATAAATTAAATTTGCTGTGTCATAGTCTTGTTTAAATTGAGAAACATCTTGCTGAATATTTCCAAGTACAGCATTTCTATAACCACCTTCATTATCATAATAATTAGCAAGTAAAGTGTCGTAAGTATTTCCTGTAAAACCTGTGTCTTGAGCTTGAAAAGATGCTCTTCTTCTTCTAAATTCTTTTTCAGCTACACCTATTTTTTCTACATTAGCAGTAGTCTTTTGAATAAGCTGTGCTTGCATGTTAGCTCTTCTATTATCTAAATCTCTTTTAGCTAATTCATTCTGCCTTATTGCAAGATTTCTAGCTTCTTTCTGTGCAGTAACAGATTGTTGATATTGTATACCAGAACTTACAGCCGCTATAACAAGAGAGGGATTACACATTATATTTTAATAAATTCATAAAAAGGTTTACGTTCAATTCCATAATGTTTGTGTTTGTTTATAAATGTAAAACCCATCCATTTTAACCAACGGATGTGTAATTCATTTCTAGCATCTACATAATTATGAATAATTTGAAAATTATTTTTTAATATTTGAAAAGTTGCTTTACAATTTTTTAAAAATGTAACGCTTAATTTTTTTAATTCATCTGTACCAAACATCCAGATATTTCCTATTAATCCATTAGGAACTACTCCTACAATTAATATAGGTCTTTCATATTCATTACAAACAACTAAAGGTACCTGACTTTTTTTAAGTCCATGTAATAAAACTAAAAAAGGAGGTAGATTACAAATAGCTTGTATTTCTTTATAATCTGCTTTTCGTAAATTTTTAGAAAGATATAAACAATCTTTTTCTGTAGCTGTTCTAATAAATGCTTTAGGACAATGCTGTTTGTGTAACATAATATCCTTCCCATTCAGCATTTACAAAATTACTAGGTAAATGACTATTATTTGTAAGAGAAATAACTAATCCTTCGTTTTGTGTTTGAATAGAAAAAGTAAAATCTCCATCTTCTAAATTTACTGTTCCAAGTAAACCTGTTCCAATAATTGTACCTGTAAAAATATCGTTAGACGTACTTCGTCCTTTTGGAGTAACTACTGTTTCAAAAAATCCTGTGTCGTTAAATGATACAGTCCAGTTTCTTATTTGTAGTCTACCTTCTTTTACTCTAGTTCTTGAACCACCTCCAGTAGTTCCAGTTCCTAGTGCAAGATATTGTTGACTAAATGTATAAGTAAAAATATATTGTTCTCCAATAAAATAATTATTTGCAGTCACATCTCCAGTAACTACAAGTGTACTACCAGCCTGACTTACAATATTAATATTTTGTCCTGCTAAATTACTTGCTCCAGATTTACCAACTAATTTCATTGTTGCATCAATAGCGTAAGGTAAAACTATTGTAGTATTACCTGTGCCTGCATTAAATGTTTCAGATACAACTTCAGTATTATTTATTTTTCTATCTAAATGAGTTAGATAAGTTGCTCCTGTATCAACTGATGCTGGAGCGCAATCTATTTTTTCAAGATAAGTACCATCACTTCTTTTAATAATTAAAAATAAATCAGTACCAATAAAATCTACATTTAATATTTCTGTAGATGAATTACCTATAGTCCATTTATGCCAAGCGCTTTGTAAACGCTGGCCATTTGATACGAACCATTGATAAATATATAAACAATTTTTAAAAGTATTTTTTGAACTTAATGCAACTAAAATATTTTCATTTGAAGCATTTGCAAATTTAAACAAATCAGCAGGAATATATTTTGGTACGTTTGCTGTAACATCTTCACCATTGTTTGTTTCCCCATCTGCTTCAACATACATTTCTCTAACACCAGAAAATTGTCCTTTGTTAAAAGCAAAGAAAACATTTGTTCCATTACCTACTGGTTTTACTTTATCTGAACTTTCAAATTCTGTTGTAACAGATACGTTAACATTTGCAGGAGTTAATGATGCTCCACCAATTAAAATAAATTGTGTTTGGTCTGAAAACAGTAAAAGTTTTTCATCAAAAGCAACTGCTGATTTTAATATTGATACTTTTGTGTGTGCTACGTTAATATCAATAACATCAGTATCAAGGGCATCTGTAACTGTTTCATTAAAAAATTCAAAAAATTCTCCAGCTCTTGACATGGTAACATTTTCATTTGTTAAAAAACCAAGTCTGTTTCTATGAAAAAATATATCTTTAATTTTTGCATCAACAAAAGATGGATTAGGAGAACTATCTAAATCTCCAACATCTCTTGTACCCCATGCAGGAACAGAATAAGATGTTGCACCTATTGTATAACTTGAACCATTAGCAGGAGTAAATCTAAAATGACCATCTGCTGTTCTGATAAGCAAATGAGGCATTGTTGTATTATCTAATGTAGTTTTAATATTAGGTTCTACTGTCTCTTCCCATACTTTTGTGTTGTCAAAAAATTTTACATAATAATTATCAAAAGTATTAGAAGCATCTCCTACTACCTCAACTACCATTCCATTAGGCGCTACTGCTGGTAAGTCGCTAAATTTTTGTACTTTGTCGTAAACAACACTTGAAGCTTGGTCTCCATAACCATCTGTTGCACTTACAGCTAGAGTACTGGAAGCTTTAAGAATTGAAAAACTTGAGTTACCAATATTTGTAAAAGTTAATCCAGCAGGACTTCCTATTGCTGTTCTAAGACCATCTCTAATAGTTTGAGTATTAGTATTTGCACTTGTAAATGAATATGTTGTTCCATCTATAGTTAAGGAATAAGTTGTAGAATTAACACCTTGCTTAACTGTATAAACTGCTTGTTCAATTTTAGCAGGACTTGTTGTTGCTGACATAGCAACTGTTTGAGTAGTATTAATAATATAAGTATAATCATTTACTGTTAATGCTTTAAATTCATCTCTTGGAGTTACTGATGTTAAATATGTTGCACTACCTGATGCAAAAACAACATTTTTTTCTACACCAGCAATAGTAAAAACTTTTAAACCTCCATTAGTAATTACTACTACATATCTTTCAGAAGTATCTCTATTAATTGTATGAATATAAGCATCACTAAAAGATGTTGCTGAAATTTTTGCAATATGTTGTGTTGGTGGTCTTTTCTTTAAACCTTCAACAACATTTGATAATCCATTTATTTGGTCTGTAGCTTGATTATCTAGTCTTAAAATTTCTGGTTGCTGACTTACACCACCAATAAGATTAGGAATATTTCTTGATATAAGTGGCATATTATTATGTTAATTTTACACCACGACTTCTATTAACTGTTTTAAACTGGTCTAAACTATTAAATATTGAATGGTCTGCTGTTGCTGTATCTGACTGTCGTAGAAAAATTAATGCGTTAAGTTCATCTGTAGTTGAAAATTTATGTATGGCTGTAGCACCTAATAGTCTGTCATGGTAAATTCTTGATGCTCTTACTTTAATATAATTTCTTGCTGGTTCTGGTAAATCTTCAAATTGTAATAAATAAATAATATAAACATCATCAAAATTTTTATCCCAAATAAAACTTTCTGTAGCTAAATTAAATAAAAAACTTCCTCTTATAACTGGGTCATAAGTTGTTTTGTTAATTAATAATGGATTAAATTCTAAGTGCATAACATTGGCACTTATTGGGATTTTGTTACTGTTATCTCTAGTTAATGATACTTTGTAGCTAGAATTAAATTTCCATCCTACCATTTGTACTTCTCGATTTACCTCATTTAAAATGTTGATTGCCATAACTGCATCGGTAGGAAGAGTACCTACAAGAGAATTGATTGGAGCTTCTCCTATAGTGCTTAACATTTGGTTAACAGCTTGTAATTCAGTTGTTCGTGTAATTATTGTTGTCATTAAAATTAATAAGACGTGGCGTATATTTCAACGCCACATCTATTCTCGTTATTAGGTCTTATGCGGCAGTTTGTATTGCACAAGCACTTTCCGGTCTTAATATTCCATGACCAAGAGCCATCTTAGACACCATTAAAGTACCTTGTCTTCGAATGTCGTATTCACTTTCAACACCGAGGTCTAAAAGTTTAACAGTTCCAATAGCTGATTTATGGAATACAGTAGCAACAACAGTAGACGCATTTACGTTGTAAGTATTTTGCGTTCCTGAAACTGCTGACGAATTGTCTGCGTATGCAGTAGTCGCTGTGTTGGATTTAACAATATTTATTCCTGCAACTTTAATTATTGTTCCATCAGAATAAATACCATTTTGACCTCCAAAATCCCTATTCAAAATCTTATCATCTTGAACCAGTTTGTAATAAATTGAAGGCTTCACAACACAAAACCTATCCACGCTAGGTACATCATTTGCATCCATAGCACTTGCACAGTCGAAGATGGATTGAATAAGTGATGTTGCGTTTGTATCTGCATCCGCATCAACAACTTTAGTTCCAGCTCCGCCACCTGTGTAGTTAGCAGACGCTCTTGAAGCTAATACAACAAGTTGAAGTAAATTCTTATCAACTGTATTTGCCAAAGCTCTTCCTTGCTCGGATGTATAAATACTTCTTACATCATAGTGGTTTTTTGCTTCGTCAAGATTTGACAAGAAAGAATGACTGATTAACAGGTCATCAATGTTGATTACTTTTTCAACATGTCTGACTGCTGTACCAACTATTTCTTCTCCAACTGCATGATAAGAGGCACTTGTAGTTCCAATTACTGGAAATTGTGCTGACTTACCATTTTGTATTTGCCGTACCATAGACATGTTCAGCATTTGATTTTCTCTTGTAAAAGTGGCGAGGACTTCTCCGCTCCATACTTTTAAAAAGAGTTCATTAACTGAACCGGCTAGGTTTGATTGACCCAAACGAGAAACTGTAGCATTAGCCATAATTTCTCCATTTAGTTAGTTAGTTATAAAACCATCACATATTTTCAAAAAGTTCTCTCAATTATATTATCCGCAAATAATAACATGAGGCAGTTTTTATCTTCGTGAGGCTCACACCTCTTTAAAAAGTGTGTGTGATTATTTTGTAAATTTATCCATAATATTTAAACCAAAGCTACCACAATATACAACTAATACAGCATATAATAGTTCTGATGGTGCTGATTTAATTATTTGAAAACCTTTTATCATATAAGGTTGAAGTGCAGGTATAAAACATACAGCTATACCAATAGTAGTAAAGATGGTTAGCCACTCATCTTTCCACGAGGTAGTAGAAGCCTCTACTTGTGCAACTTGCACAGTTTTAGCGGCTTCTATTTCTGCTATTCTTTCAATCTTTTTTATTTCTAAATAATGTTTTGCTTCTCCTATAGTCTTATCAATTACTATAGATGTAATAGGATTTTTAATTAAATTAACTAAAAACCCCCACATTAGACTACCGATGATAATTTAATTTTATCTTCTACAGATTTTCTAAATGCTGGGTCTGCATTATATTTAGGATTATTCATATCAGATAACATTTCTGCAACTGATTGATAACCTAAAGAAGCATTTGATTTAGAACCTGATAATAAATTTGGTTCTCTAGTTCCATTTCTGTATCTAGCATTTACACCAGCAACAGCTAATTGTATTTGTTCTAATGAACCATTAGTTAATAAATCATTAAAGGTATCTATTTCTGAAGCTTCTAAATTTTCTGAAGCCCATTGAACCATATTTTTATAATTATCTTCTCCACCTACAGTAGCCATAATTGAAGCATCATTTTTATCACTAATTGCTCTTTGACCTTGAATGTAAGCATTTACTAAGTTTCTATCAAAACCTAATTTTTCTAATTCTTTAAAACTATTTTCTGATATTTCTCCTGATTGAGCATACTCATCATAAAACTTTTCTAATTTATTAGATTGAATATTTGTATCAGTATCAATCTTCATATCTTTTGGAGATTGTTTTGTAGAAAATTTTTGTTCAAGTTCTTTATAAGCTTTTGCTAAATCTTCTACATTATTAAATTTGTCCGGTAACCAATTTGGTCTATCAGAAATCTCACTTTTAACTTCCGTTGTTTGAGTTTCTTGTTTAGCTTGTAAATTAGTTTCCAGTTCTTGAGCTGATTGTTCAAGAGTTGGACTTGCTTGTGTATTAGTTAGTGTTACTGTTTCCACCATGTTTACTCCTTATTGTTGATTGTTACCTTGCATATAGGCTAATGTCTCTCCTATTGCTTGAGCAGGAACATTTCCTGCTATCTTTTCTCCAGCATTTACTAATGCTTGATTTTGTTGTTGTGCCATCATTTGTTCTTGTTTTGCTATCATTTCATTTTGTATTTCTTGAGGACTTTTAATTAATCCTTTTGCTTCAATACCATCTGCTAATGCAAGTCTGGATATTGCTTCAGTTACATTAACGTATTGTTGTATTGTTTGTCCTCCAAGTGTTGCACTTAATGTTTGTAAAAATAAAACTAATTTATTTCTATCTGTAGTTCTTCCCAAAGCTTCAATACCTGTAATTACTTTTGGAGATACAATACCTTTTGGTAGTTCTGGTAATTTTTTAGATTTTTGTAAAACATTTATTTTTCTTTTTACAAAAGGTAATTGAAATTCTTGACTTAATATTCCGTAAATACCACCTAAACTATCTTGTAATTCTTGAGCAACATAACGTACCTCTTCTGCGGTTGTTCTTTCACTATTTCTAACAACTGAAGCATTTAATAAAAATGCGTAAGATAATCGTTGTTCTATCTTATTTGCGGCTTCATACGTTACTCTAAAATCAGCAAATTTTTGTAATTGTAAAACTGTAACATCATTAGCACTTCCTTCAATGATTGCTCCATTTTCGCTTTCAGCTAAAGCTTGAGCTCTTGTTGTTCCATTAGGAGCTACTAAGAATAAACATTTAGCAGATGCACTAGCGCCTTCTACAATAGCTTTTGTTAAACCTTCTAATGAAATTAAATCTCCTAAATATTCCTCAACATACGAACGTCCATAATCTTCATTGTCTACTTTAATCATTCGTAAAGGTATGTATGGAGATTTGTCTATATCAAATGTACCAACACTTTCTGGTACTGTAATTCCTTTTACTTCTTGATGTATATAAAATTTATTTTTTTGTCTTTTTACACATGTATATAAATCACAAACACTATCCTCATTATATTGATTATTAGTTGAAGATAACATTTTCTGTATATCAAGTGGTAAAGCATGATGAGCTATACTTTCTTTTGTAATAATTTCTAAAACATTACCTATTGGGTCTCTATCAATAACATAATGGGATAATGGAAATACTCTTACACCTTCTTTAGTTACATATAATAAAACATTACCACCAACAATAAGATGTTTAAGTGCTTCAAATATTGACACTCTATCATTAGATATTTCAATATCATTCATAACTGCTTTTTCAACTTCAGCAAGTCCAATGTCTATTTGTGTTTTTAAATTTTCGTCTTGTTCTATTTCTTTAAGTGCAAAGTTATCAATACCTAATCTAAAAAATGGAGAGTTAGGAGGTAATAAACTTAATAAAAGTTTTGATGATAAATTATTTACACCTCTAGCTCCAATACCTTGATATGTAGTTTCAAATTTATTTGATGATGTAGAACCACTATCTGGTATAAGAGTAGGTATTGTTAATTTACTACATTCCCTAGCTCTCTCTAAATACAATTCTCTTATAGAAGCTTTTTTTCTATATCTGCTTTCTATTGATGTATAGTTAGTGTTTCCACTAATATACGCATTTTCCATTTTATAATCCTCCGACTATAGGTATTCTAAGCACAGATGAGCCTATTCTTTTTTTGTCGTAAGATGACGCTTTGTTCATATCTCTTCCATCAGCTTCACTAAATCCAGCAGGTTTTGGACTGCCTTGTGTCATAGCTGTTATTGGTGGTGGAGGAGGAGCAATAGGTTCAGGAGGCGGTGGCGCAGGAATTGGCCTTGACATACACATATATTATTTCTCCATTATATTGTTTGATTGTTCAGCGTGTTTTTGATGTAAAAATCTAACAACGCTTCTTTGTCCGATACGATAATGAATTTCTTTAAGTTCCATATTTATTTCCGGAGTTTTTTCTGGAAATAGTAAGTCTAAAGCATCCAATAATTCTTTTGTAATTACTGGTAATTTTGCTTGATTTTTATTCATATATCTAAAGTGTCCTGTTGTTAGCTAATTATAGTCTCTTTCAAGGATAATATTTAGGTAATGTATGGCCTTTAATATGTCTTGTTTTTTTCCTTTATGTTTATGTCGGCATACATATTTAACCACACAACCTTCTGCAAAAAGTAAATGATTATCATTTATAAATTTTGATGGCTGTATAGCCATTGTTTTATAATGAGAACCACCAACTTGTTGTTTAAAAACTTTAGACACTAGGAGGTAACCATAAAATTGGTTTTTGTTTTAGACTATCCCAATCTGTTGTTCTTAATATTCTTGCTAATCTTGCTTGTGTAAGAGCATAATTTTCATCAAGTTCAGCCCTTTTATATTCAGCTATTACTGCTTTCCACATATCTGGAAGTTTTTTATTTATATTAGCTAATACTCTTTGTGCCTTAACTGCACCTACATTAGGACATCCACCAAAATTATCTGTTAAATCTCCAACTAATGTTTGATACATAAAATTATAATCTGCTGTTTGTTCATCAACTATTTCTGTACTGTTATCATGTATAAAATGATGAAGAGCCGGTATAGTTCTCATATCTTTGTCTGAAGATAAAATAATACAATTATCTTTATATTCTTTTGATGTAGCTAAAATACCTAATACATCATCTCCTTCTAAATATTTATAAGAAATAGTTTTATAATTTTTTGTAATGTATTCTTTAAGAGGTTTTACAACTATTGGCTTTCTAACTTTTTTTCTATGAGATTTATATTCTGGAAATATTGATTTTCTAAAATTATCTTTATCATCCATAGCAATAATAACTTCATTACAATTTAATATTTTTTTATAATAATTTATTGCATTATCAAGTAATTCTTTACCTAATTTTAAATCTGAATGAAGTGTCCATATATCATCTTCCCATTGTATTGGTTCTTCAATACCACTTGCTATTTTATAAACAAATACAGAACCATCTACTAATAATTTTCTTTTCTTTCTTTTAATTTTTCCTACCATTTATAACCCCTTTATTTTTATTAATTTAATTATGTTGTGCGTTGGTATCGTTGTTGAATTTGCACAATCACTTATAGCTTTATTATTTTCATCAAAACTAATATCCGCAACAAAACGATAACAATTATTTTTTTTAGAAATTAACCACCCTGCTGTTACACAAACGGATGGTTTAGAATTTTTAATAATCTCTAAACTTTCCCAAGATGAATTACTGTTTGTATCAATCCAATATGCTAAATAAAAATTATAAGGAAATATTTTTTTAGTTAATCTTGGGTAATTTTTTTTTTCTTTTAACATCTACTATTCTCCAAAAATCAATGAAATCTGTCATAGGAATAAGCACACACTTAGATGCTTTGTTATCCCCAAGCATCCTTAAAAATTTGTTTAAATTGTTTTCTTTCTTTTTTTTAAATATAAATTTTCTTACAATCTTTTTTAAAATATATGTCTCAACTATAATAAAGCCTATAATTACATCGTTATATGTAAATGAATGACACCAATATTTAGCTTTAGTAGCTTTTATTCCAGATTTTTTTCCATAACTCTCAAGTTCAATACAAATATTTCCAGACTTTCTCCAAAAATCTCTTTCGTGTTTACATTCAAATCGGTCAACAATACCTAATATTTTAGCAATAGATTTTTCATGTAGCTTGCCTTTACGCAAATCAAAATCAAAATCTTTGTTATTGTTATACATTAAAAAAGTTTCTATAAATGTTGTTTTAACTAGCCCTCGTGGTGAAATTGGTAGACACAAAGGACTTAAAATTCTTGCCGCTTGCGGAGTGCCAGTTCGAGTCTGGCCGAGGGCACCAATAATTTACTAATGTGTTTGTGACCAATTCTGTCCGATTTTATATTGAGCGTCTAATGGACATCTTAATTTAAAATAATCTCCAGCTTCTTTAATTGAAGCTACTGATAATTTACCAACGTCATCAGCATAAGAAGATAAACATTGTAACTGTAACTCATCGTGAATATGAGCAACCATAGAAACAATTTCTTTGTCATATTTTTTTTCTTTAAATTTGTTATGTAAAATTACTGTTGCTTGTTTCATTAACAATCCTCCAGCAGATTGTATTAATGTATTAAGACTAGAGTGTTCACTACGAATATGTAGTTTACGTTTGTCAAGTCCATATAAAAATTTTTGATTATTAACTGTAGAAATAATATCATCTCTTAAAAATTTTAATGCAGGAATATTTTTAAATAATTTAAACTTTATTTCTCTTCCTTCTTTATTAGTGCCACCAACAATCGCACCAAGTTTTTTATCTCCGATACCATACACCACACCATATATAACCCTTTTTGCCAAATCACGATTGGATAATCCGATAGCTCTTTGATTGGAGGTATGTATATCGCCTTCCAAAAGATTTTTCCCAAAGTCTCCATTATCGTAACGAGCCAAATAATGTGCAAGACAACGAAGCTCAAGACCACTAGCATCACAGCCGATAAGAACGTAGCCAGTAGGAGCATAAAATAAACTACGACATTCTTTGCCGTATGGTACAGATACCGAAGGCACTTGTGTAATATTAGGTCTTTGATGAGTGCAACGCCCAGTAATAGTTCCGCCAACAATAACTTGCCCATGTAATTTTCCGTTCTTCTCTAACTTTAGCCAAGCGTAATCTCCTTCAGCTAATTGAGCTATTCTTTTTTGTATTAAAAAATGTTCTGATAATAATTTTGCCTCCGGATAGGGAAGAGTATCTAAAACTGTTTCATCAACTTTAGGCTTTCCATCTGGAGTAAATTCTTGTGGTTTCCATCCTTTTTGCATTAATCTATCCGATATATGGTCTCTTGAATTAGGATTGAAAATAACGTCCTCAAATTTTTCTACTGGCTTACCTTTAATATAACCCTTAGTTTTATTGTCTCTTTTAGGTACAAATATACCAATAGACTTGCTCCAATTTGGGAAGGCTAAAGCTAGTTTTTTCTCTAACTCTAGCCTTCGAGACGCAAGTGAGGCGTACAGCTTCTTTGCAGAAGCCACATCAAAATAAAATCCATGTGCTTCTTGTTGAATTATGCACTTAGCAAATTCATGCTCAAGCTTTATAGCCTCTTGTGAATAGTTCTGTTTTACAATTAACTTGTATA